GGCCCAGCCGTCAGGCCCGCCGTTGCAGCAATTGCTGGTGGCTGGCCTAGCATCTTGGAGACGTTGGCCCCAGTTTCGAACGGGACAGCGGGAGAGCGTAGCTCACGCTCAATACGCTTCATGGTCTCAGCAGCGGACTCGGCCTGCGCGGCCAGCGGTTGGTCATACTCAGGCTGCATAGGGGTTCCCCTTGAACCGGGTGTCACGAATAACGGGATCGGGCGGGTCGATCTTCGTGGCGTGGATCATATCACGATCAATCAAATAGCGAAGCCCCTGCACCGCGGCGTCCATCAGGTCGTCGTGGTCGATCGACCCCGACCCTGAGAACGTGCACATTTGCTCAATCAGCGGCTGCGCCCACGTCTTGGGCTGGCCCGGCAGCTTGTCGCTCTCGACGACCCAGACGTGACCGGCGGCGACGATCGGCGAGATCGCGTGGAGGCGGTCGAGCTTACCAGCGCGACCAGGGTTGTAGGGCGCCGCAACAATGCCCTCACGGCTCAACGCCTGGCGCAGGCTGATGCCCGAGCCCTTGTCTTCAATCAGCAGGATGTCGGGCTTGCGACCGCTGTCCTCCATGTAGGTCGGGCCGACCAGCGGCTTGAACAGGGCGCGCTCACGCGGGGCGTAGACCGCCTTGAGCTCGGTCTTGGTGCGCTTGATCAGGTCGGGAAACCCGAGCCGGTCCTGCCAGCAGTCGAGCAGGATGATCGACCGCTTGCGCTTGGGCCCGGAGAACACGCCCCACACGGCGCACGCGCTGTAGTCTGGATCGCCCTTGGTCGTGTTGCCGGTTTCCTCAGTGAACGCCGTGTCGAGCGACATCACGATGAACTCAAGCTCGGGCAGCGGCCGATCGTGCGGCCAGATCTGGAACCACGATTTCTTGATGACGCCCATCTCTTCGGGGTTGATCACCTCGGCATAAATCTCTTGCCGGCCGATCGTCGTGCCCTCATAGCGCAGGATCTGGTCCCGGAACGTCGGCGCGAGGTTGGCGAGGTTGTCGTATGTCGTGGCGCGGGTGACGCGCACGTCCTTGCCCTCACGGGCGAGCAGCTTGCGGATGATCTGGTTCGGCTTGGGCGTCGTCGTGCAGATCAGCCGCGGCTGAGCGCCAAGGCGCAGGCCGAACATCAGCAAGTCGAATGCTTCGTCGGCGTATTGCCAGGACGCGAGCTCGTCGAGCCAGCCCCCGTGGAACTGAGGACCGCGGAACCTCTCAGGCTTCTCCGCCGTGATGCCCTTGATCAGCGAGCCGTTCTTGAGCTTGATCTCGACGTCGGATTTGTTGAACGCATCCATCTGCTCACGCGGGATGGAGTTGAGCAGACCGCTCTCGCCCTCAAAGCACACGCCAAGCAGATCGCCGTAGGTCGGCGCTGAGACCAGCCACCGCGTGCCAGGCTGCAAGCAGGCCCAGCTCCCGAGCACCTCAGCCGCCGTGCGGGTCTTACCGGCGCCACGACCAGCAAGGAGCAGCCAGATCGTCCAGTCACCGCCAGGCGGGATCTGGTGCGGCAAACGCTTGGCGAACCACGACGCTTGCCACTCAAAGATCTGGCGCTCGTGCGCTGGCATGGCGCTCCAGATCGCCTGCGCCCGGCTAGTGTCGTCCACCGCTCTGCGCCTTCTCAAGCATCGCCAGCATCAGCGTCAGACCCTCGCTCGGGCCGCTGTTGTGCTCGATCGTCGCGTCGATCTCCAGCTTTTCTCCGTACTTGCGGGGCGCGGTCTTCGCTGCGTGCCACTTGCGCGCGTCTATGCGGTTGCGTGCTCTCTGCGGGTCCGTCTCGGTGTCCGCGATGTCGACGATCTGCGCCACGAACGTGTCTTGCTGATCCTCGCGTGCGCGCGCGTAGGCTTCAGCGAAAGCGGGCTGTACTCTCAGCCACCCATAGACGGCGTTCAAACTTGGCATATCATCGTCGGAACAGATCGACGTAATCGTGCGCCCCTCGGCGAGAGCCTTGCAAATACGCTCAGCTACAGCGACGCTGTACGTTGTCTTGACCCCGTTCTTTTGCAGCAACTCAGGCGGCTTCTTCTTCGTCATGTAGCCTCCAACTGTAGTGTGACGCCCAGACGCGGGCGGAGGATGGGGGGATCACGCCCGCGTCTGGACTATAGCCCTGGGATGGGCAGGGCTATTCCCTTGACTGTAACACAAAACGACCGAGCGGCGTATCGGAGAGCTGACCGAGGTAAAGCTCAATCATGGCACGCTCCGCTTCACGCTCTTCGGCGCTCTTCTTACGCATCGCAACGATCTTGCGGATGATCTTGGTGTCGAAACCATTTCCTTTGGCCTCTAAGTAAATCTGCTTGATGTCTTCAGCGACTGCGGCCTTCTCGACCTCCATCCGCTCAATTCGTTCGATCACCGACTGAAGCTGGTTGTTCGTTGTGTCTGTCATGTTGGTCTCCATTGACTGCATCGAGAATGTACTGAGCTTGGTCGAGGCAATATTCGCACAGCGTCGAGCACACCGGCGAGCCGGTATACGAGCAAAGAGCTGTTGCGATTGTTTCGACCATTTCCCATCCTCTGAGGAGAACCTAGCAGCACCAAAAAAAAAAATCAAAAAAAGTTATCAGCCCACTTGCAACCAGAAATAAGTTCTGGTAGGGTTACTTCATCGGCCCAGACCAACCAACCCCGGAGCCCAGCATGTCCTACGCCCCCTACTACAACACCCCCGCCATGACGCAGCCCGCCCTGAGCGGCCTGATCCATCACGCTGAGACGCGAGTGTTCTTTGAGTACAGCGCCCGCCCCGATGGTGACCGCCCCGGCTTGTCAGTGACTGATTTCCCCTCCCGCGTTTTCACTTGCGACGGCGATCGCGCCGCCCGCATCTTGAAGACCGTGGCTTATGTGGTCATCGACGAGGACGCCGACGGTGAGCCAATCGTCGAGAAATGGCCCCTCGCCAGCAACCGCGCCTACGCAACAATATAGGGGCTTCGGCCCCTACCTACCCAGCCAGCCAGACCAACGGAGACCAACATGACCCAGACTTTGACGCAGACAGAGATCCAGACCCTCGCCGCCGTCTACACCGACGCCATTAAAGACGCGGTGACGACCGACGAGTGGAACGAGATCGTGAGGCGCAATGAGACTGAGTACAACGGCGCCTTCGACGCCACGCACGACTTTGTGGACGCGAACCACTATATCCTCGCGGCGTATGAGGAGATGTTCAGCACGGAGCCGTCTATGGATGAGCGCAACATGGTTGAGCTAACATCAGCCGTCGATTACGCTCTCAAAACTTTTTTCAAAAAAGTTTGAGAAAGCACTTGCATCCAGAAATAAGTTCCGGTAAGGTCAATTCATCGGCCCAGACCAAACAAACTAACTAAACCCAAAGGAGACCAACATGACAAAGACGCACCCGATCAGCCTCAAGATGGAATACGGCCCCAAGACGGTTAATGGCGACTACGCAACGCCAGAAGAGGCGCAAGCGGCGTATTGCAACGCGCGCGATGCCTCTGGGCTTGGTGGGTCGAAGTGGGGTTCAGCGCAGTTGACAAAGGGCAGCGTGAGCTGCGGTTGGATCAGCTATAATGGGCGCGTATGGTCGTCCAAGAATGACTTGATCCTCGTCATGGAAGCCCCCCAAAAATAATTTCTGGATGCTGCATTTTGTTGTTGCAACCAGAAATAAGTTCCGGTAAGGTCAATTCATCGGCCCAGACCAAACAAACTAACTAAACCCAAGGAGACCAACATGTCCAACCACTCAGCTCTCGCCGACCGTTACGCCCTCATCAAGTCTGAGATCGACGCCCTGACTAAGGAGCTTGAGAAGGCTCGCGCTGAGATCAAGGCGACTGGCGTTGAGCGCCTTGTAGGCGAGCGTGCGATCATTGAAGTCGCTCTGTCTGAGCGTTCGACGCTCGACACGAAAGCCGCCAAAGAGTTCCTGACCGCCGACCAAATCGCCGCTTGCACCAAGGTGACGCTGGTCGAGACCCTGCGCATCAAGGCGAACTTGACTGTGGTTTCGATATAACTAGAAATAATTTCTGGATGTAACATTTTCCTGTTGCATCCAGAATAAAGTTCCGGTAAATTTAATTCATCGGCCCAGACCGACCAACCCAAAGGATACAACATGTTCAACCCCGACACCAAGATCCCCGCCCTCGCCGCTTGCACTTACGTCATTGACGAGGCAACTTTCCCCGACTTCCTGCCGGGCGTCATCTTCTACGAAGTTTCATTGTCGCTGGAAGTGTGGGACGAAACTGAGGGTGTCATCGACATCGACAGCATCTGTTTCTCTGAGGGCGGCAAGTTCAAGATCTTCAAGGCTGGCGATTGGATGTTCGACAACTTAACCAAGGCTATATACGCAGACCATAAGTGGAATGATCTTTTGCTCGACGCTTGCAAGGAGGCAGCAGAATGAAACCCATGATCACAATCATCAAAGTCACCGACGACATCTCCCCTACGGGGGACGTGTCCTACGCATTCCTCGACGCATTTGAGGCTGCGATCTTCGCCCACGAGGCAGCAGAAGCTGGTCGCAAGGTTCTTGAGCGCAGCCACATGCCGCTGCACACATCCGACACAGCATTGGAGGACATGCAATGAACAACCCAGTCCAAATCAAACGCGAAGACGACGGCACCATGACCTTGACCTATTTTGGCAAGGTCGTCGGCTGGATCAGGAAAGATCAGGGTCTACGCTTGTGGCGCGCAATGACTGTGCATGGCGACATCCTGCACCGTGCCAGCCTCGACAGCGCACGCGCTGCCCTCATGCAGGCGTACCACTGATGGACACGGAAACCCTCGCCCGTATCATGGAAGACCACGAGATCCGTCACCGTGATCTCGCGCTGATTGCGGGCCGCACTGAGCGGGCCGTCTCAATGTGGGTTAACGGCGTCAGACCTATCCCACGGGCCCTCGCCTTCGTCCTGATGGCCCTTGATCAGGACAAGATCTCACCCGAATGGCTGGCGTACCACCTCCGCAAAATGAAGTCGGAGTCCTGAAGCCTCTCAGAGCCTCGTAGAAGCCCCTCCAACGCCCGCTGGTACATACCCAGCGGGCGTTGTCGTATCGGGCGTCCTTGACCCCTCCCACGCGATCCTACGGGCCATTAGAACGGGATAGGGTCGTCGATCGGCGCCTTGCTGTCAGGAATAGCGTCTAGCGGATCCTTGATGCGGGTGCGAACGCGCTCGACCGTTGCGCCGGGGAACGTCTGGTGGATCTTGGCCAGCGCAGGGAACCCATGGATCAAGTGCCCGATCTCGTCGAGCGTGTACACGTCAACGAACCTACCGTCGGGCCTGACCTTGCGGGCGTCGTCCACGGTCCTGACCAGCGCCACCGTCCTGCCATCCTCCAACGCCAGCTCCCACACCTCAGCCGCACGCTCGGGCTTGCCCGCTGCTGACGCCGCCTTGTCGAGAGCGCGCCATGCCGCAGCCATCCGCTTAGCCTCCCGAATGACATCTTGCAGATCGCCATGCCAGGTCGCCCGGTTGAGCAGATAACGCTGCCGATCAAACTTCTCGCGCAAGTCCACCGGGACGAGCAACCTCAGCCGATCAACGCCCCACTTGGTTTCCATCTCGATCGCCAAGAGATCAACATCGTCGATCTCCGCCTGGCCGGTGATGAACGTGCCAACCGTCGCATGCCAGTTGGGAACTGATGGGTGCAAGGTCGCTACACTGAAGTTACTGTTCTCTGCTGCCTGCTGCTTGTTCTTAGCCATTTGGACTTCCTTCTGAGTTGGTTGGGGGCTGTGCCCCAACCTATACGAAGTATAGGGGGTTAACCTCCGCAAACCTCCGCTAATGATTTCAGTTAGTTACGATACGACCTCCGCAACCTCCGCAAAGACCTCCGCATAACGATTTCAGTAGGTTACGCATCGACCTCCGCAACCTCCGCACAACCTCCGCAAGCTTTTTCGGCATCTAAATAGGCTCCGATGACTTGCGCTGCGAGCGGCGGGACGATGGCGTTTCCGTAGGCGCGCAGCTTTCCCACTCTGTTGGGTATCCCATGAGCCAGCAGGGAAATGCCGGGTTGAGCGCGCCTCGCTTTGCCGTCGGCTCCTGTGAGCCAGACGGCGTCGGACCATGCGGATACAGGTGCGCTGCCACGTCCGCCGTGCTGATCTGAGGGTCGGTCGCCTTGCGGTGAGACATCACCGGCGGCGCCGACTTCGGCTCGATCACCGAGCTGTTGGGCGTCGGCCATGTGGCTGCCACCGTATGCTGAACCATCACGTCCAAGGTGTCGTTGCTCAGTTTCCCGTTCCTGATCCTGCCGCCTGAGTACCCGCCCTTGTGATCCCGCGTTGCGGGCGTCACCCAAGTCGCCGCCATAAATTGAATTTCGTTCCTGAGACGACACCCCGGAGTATATTGTTCTGCTACATATTTCTCCCACGCCGCCGCGTCCCCCATTCTCCCCGCATCCTCGACTGTTGGCGTCACCCAAGTTTTCTGCGACCCAGTAGAGGCGGCTGCGGATGTGGGGGGCGTCCACCGCGCAAGCCGGGATATCGACCCCCCGGCTGGTGTATCCTTCCGCCTCCAGATCAAATCGCACTCCGTCGAGCCAACCATAGCCAGCCTGCCCCGCAACTTGCTCTCCCATGACGACAGGGGGCCGGACGGAACTGATGAGGCGAAAGAAGTCCGGCCACAGGTGCCTTGGATCGTCAACACCGGCCCCTTTGCCCGCGACGGAGAACGGCTGGCACGGGCAGGAGCCGGTCCAGATTGGTCTATCGTTAGGCCATCCTGCGAGATGGAGGGCGTGGCTCCATCCACCGATACCGGCGAAGAAGTGGGCTTGGGTGAAGCCTCTGATGTCATCAGGTCGAACATCGACAATTGACCGGGTATCGACTTCGCCATCTGTTATGTGCCCCGCTTTGATAAGGTTGCGCAGCCACTGGGCTGCGTAGGGTTCAATCTCGTTGTAATAGGCGGCCATGTTGGTCTCTTTCATTTGCCGGGAGATATCTCAGTCGATGCTGCCAGTGACCTTCAAGCCCTGCATCTTGGTGTTCCGGTCGCACATCTCGTAGCTCAGGACGCCATTCTGAAGCCAAGTCTGTATCATCAGATCAGCGGTCTTCTCGACGATGTCGAACTGCTGCTTGATGATCCCGGCGGCATATCGGCCCTGCTTGCGGGACTGCGGCATTGACGACCAGGGCTTGTTGGCGTTCCACGCCGTCCTGATCGCCTCAAGGATCGTGCGGCATGTCGCCTTATCGGGCCATGCCGCCTTGTCTCTGGTCGGCTCATCGCAGGCACGGGCAAACAGGCTGGTGGTGCCCTTGATGTCGCCGACCGACTGCTCAATCATCTCAAACGCCTGCTTCCAGCCATCCTGCGCCGCCTTGATCTTGTGGGCGGTCATGTAGCCGATCTGCTCGCTTTTCTCGCGCTCAATGTGAAAGAGGAAATCACCGGCGCCATCGAAGACCGTGCTGCCACGCATATTGCCCGCACGGCTGGTGTGGTGGATGCCCGTCACCGTCGCGCTAAAAGTCTCACGCACCATGTCGCAGGCGCGGATAAACAGCGTCATGTCCTTCTGAAGGTTCTCATCTGCACCTGGCAGCACTCTGGAGACGGTGTCCACGTACACGGCGACAGGGAACTCGCCCGTTTTGTCTACAATAGACTGCACAGCCCTCATGAGGCGCTCCACGTCCTTCTCATCCATGAAGTTGATGGACTGCCTGATCAAGTAGAAGGGCACCTCCTCAATAGCGATGCCGGTGGCCCGCTGCCAAGCTCTGATGCGGAACTTCATATCGCCGACGCCCTCAGACGAGATGTAGACGACGGGTCCGTTGCGGGTGATCTTCCTACCCCACCAATCGGGCTGACCTGACGCAAGAGACAGAGCCTGCCCGAGAGCGATGAAGCTCTTGCCACAGCCGGGAGCCCCAAAGATGAACCCCAAAGCATTCTCGATTATGATCCCTTCCACCAGCCACGTCGGGTCTGGGAGCGTCAGGATGCCCTGCATATCAAGAACCTCTAGGTCGTTTGGATTGTAGATAAACTCATCCCCATCTTCGCTTGGGTTTGTGTCAAACTTTTCGGTGCCGTCAGCGGCAGAGCCTTGCGAAGGCTGTGCTGGAGCTTCTCTCGGGGGCAATGGCGCCTCAGCATGACGACAGACTTTGTCATCCCATTGGTCGAAGGCGTGCTTGAGCTTTTGGCGTAGCAGCGAGATGCCGCGACCCTCTCGCTCCAGAAGAATGTGGTTTGGCGTGCCGCGCTCCACGATCCGCGACTTGGTGGCTGTTTCGTATTTCGTGAACAGCTTCCGCAGGATGTCGTCCTCATCCGCCTTCGAAGGCTTGATCGGGCACTGGCGGTATTCGTCAACGACGCGACCCCAGACCATGCGGGTCATGTACTCTTCGCGCCCGTCTATGATGCGCCCGAACTCGTTCTTCGCCATCTCTGGCGTCTGGGTTCTCTCAGCCGGTCCCGACGTCGTCGTCGATCCGCCGCCGTAGGTCTTCACAAGTGCGTCGATCTCGCCGCACAGCCATTGCGGCGCCATAGAGATCTCCATCTCCCACGGCTCAAGCCCTGCGTCCCACTTGTAGGGCGTGCCGCTTTCGTGCATCGACGGAGGCAGCATAGCAAAGCCACCCTGGCCGCGGATGTCTACCCCGATGCTGGTCTTGCAGGTGGGAGGCGTCCATCCTGCTGGCGCCTGAAACAGGATCTGCTTGCCTCCACCGCCGGTGGTCTGGCGAGGCGTCTCAATGTCGCCGCCCATATTGTGAAGGGCCAGAAGCCCGTCCCACCATGTGGCAGCCGCAGGGTTCTTGTGCAGATCGAGGTCGATCATGAATACGTTGCCTGAGCACTGGCCCGTGATCATGCCCATATTGTTGCGGCGTGCGTGCTCACCCTGCTCGCCATACCAACGCTCAAAGGTGAGGTCCGGCGCGAGCTCGTGTTCTAACGCGCGCCACTTTGGTAGCGCAGGGCGCTTCCACTGCGTGCGGTTCTCGGATGGCGTCATAGCTGGCACGACCTGAAGGCCAGCATCTCTGTACATCCGCGCCCACTCTGTGGGATCGGCGAAGTCGGGGTCAAATTGGTGCACTGATTTCGCGCTCATGTTTTGTCTGACTGGTTAGAGATTTTCTGCGCCGTACTTTGCCAGCAGCGCGGCTTCTGCGCGGCCGTGATGCTTCTTCAATCTGAAGTTGTCTGACGATGGCCAGTATTGTATCGCACGCGCACGAGCCTGCTCTTTGTCCGACGAAAGGGCATAGGACTTCTTCCACTTGCCCGGCGTGACCAGAACCATTGGGATCTGCATCGCCGCAATCGTGCCTCGCACCATTCCGTATGCGACACCGAACGTAAAAGTTGATCGCACGCCCTGCTTGGGCATTGAGTGCACTAGCTCGACCACGGCCATCATCGGCGCGAAGCCTTTGATAAGATCGGCGAGGGCTGCTGCGTCGATTTCACCATTGGCAAGGGGAACGTCTAAAGCTGCAATCCGCTGTGGATACTCAGGGAAATAAAAAGCAACCGCGCCGGAGTTGCCGGGATCGACGCCCATGTAGCAAATAGGATTGGTCAAGCTGCATTCCTTTTTTGTTTTCTGTCCATCGCGTGGAAATGCTCAGGCTTAATTCTACCCTTAGCGGATGCAATGATCGCGAGACGCCACCTGTGGGGGACATGCTGTCTCTGCCGCCATTTACGACGCGCCCAGTATTCGACGTCTAGCTCTTCAGCCAGCTTGTCTATAAGATCCCAGTCAAGATGATTTGTGCTCATTCGCAATGGTTGGACATTTTATCCAACAAGTCAATTGGGGTGTTGGACAAAAATTCCCTTGACGTGTTTTGGGAAAGGGTCCAATCTTTGTAGATCGAACAAACAGCGAGACCAAATGAACCCATTCGAGCACTACAACATTCAACACTTGTCGCCGTCTTCATGCAATCTCTTTATCGGCTCGCCAGCAATGTATGTGCTTGAGCGCGTGATGGGAAGGAAGAGCAAGGTCGGCGCGGCAGCCCATCGCGGCAATGCCGTTGAAGAGGGCGTTGTGTTTGGTCTTATGGGTGCAAGCGATGAAGAGGCAATCAAGAAAGCTAAGAGCACGTTCGGTCGGTTGACTGCGCTCAGTGGTGATCCTCGACGCGAGAAGGAAAGCAACAGCATTGAGGACATGGTGAAGCAGGGGTTGACTGAGCTTCGCCCTTATGGACCGCCGACCTCGACGCAGGGCAAGATCGAATGGAAGGTCGAGGGATTGATGGTTCCGATCATCGGCTTCTATGACATCGCTTGGGACGATCACGGCATCTTGCTCGACATCAAGACGACGCACGCACTGCCGTCGCAGATCAAGATCAATCACGCCCGGCAAGTTGCTTTGTATGCTGCTGCGCTTGGCAACAACATCAGCCCGCGCCTGTCGTATATAACGACGAAGAAGGTCGCGACATATACGTTGGAGAACGTGGAGAGCCACGTCCGTGCGTTGGAGCGCGTTGCGCTCACGATACAAAGGTTCCTGTCGATCAGCAAAGACCCGAACGAGCTTGCCTCGCTGGTCGTGCCTGACATCGACACTTTCTATTTTTCAGATCCCATGGCACGTCAAGCTGCGTTTGAGGTGTGGGGTTTGTAGGAATTGCCCGCGTGGGCGAAGGCGAGCGGTGAGCCAGATCAGCGCATTGTAAACGGAGAATGGAAATGGCACTCGGATTTAATCTTGGCGGCGGTGGCGGTGGTGGTGATTTTTTGCCGATCATCAAATACGACGCACGCGCTGGTCGCTTGTTTCGTGTTGATCGTGAGGATGGCGTTTCGACGTCGGTTGACATCACGCGCAACTTCAAAGCTGTATTCGACTTTGAGAACGTCGAGACGGGTTGGATCAAATTTGCTGCGGGTTCTGCGCCTGACTTCAGGATGGTCCCGTTAGGGTCTGACGAAGGCGATAAGCCATCTGACGACTACAAGCGCGGCCTGCGTATGTGCGTGAAGCTGGGCGCTGAGGTTGGCGGCGATTGCCGTGAACTTGCAGGAACCTCTGCCGCTTTCCTTAACGGCGTTGATGCACTTCACGATCTTTATGTCGAAGGTTTGCGTAGCAACTCAGGCAAACTACCGGTCGTTCTTCTCGACGAGACTGTGCCGATCGAGAGCGGCTCTGGTTCAAAGAAGTCAACCAACTATCGCCCTGTGTTCTCGATCGCGGCTTGGGTGTCGCGTCCGAAGGATCTTGTGGCGAACTCTCGCTCAGCAGCGCCTGCTGTATCACCCAGCACGAAGTCAACTCCGCCTGCTACTGGCTCTACACGCGCGGATCCTCCCGCTCGCAAGTCTGCGCCGGTTGCCGACGAAGAAGAGTTCGGCTGATTAAAGGGGCGCCTTCGGGCGCCCCGATCACCGGAGATAAAATGAAATTCGAAATCATCTTAAACATGCCTGTTCGACCAAAAGCGAACACGTCTGTTAAAGCAAACGAACCAAATCGCGATGGAGCTCTCGTACATCGCATAGTGTGCGAGCATCCTGCGGATAACGTAGGCGAGCTCATGGCGAAAGCAGCGGATGATGGATATGTCGTGGTTGACGAATATTATCCCGACAATTCGAGGCTCTACACTAATCACGGACCAATCGCACTCAGTTATACAGTCATCGGAAAAGTCAAATTCTGGGATGGCAAATAAGGAGACCAACATGGAATACGAAAACATTATGCATTCGGCGTCTGAGATGTTTGCAGATCGCGGTGCTCAATATGGCGACATGAAGGCAACACTCACACGCCAGGCTAAGATCGCAACCCTGATCTTGGGCCGAGTGATTACGCCTTATGATGTTGCAATGGTCATGCACGCCGTTAAACTGGGCAGGCTGGAAGGCAGCCGCAACAAAGCAGACAATTACATTGATGGCATCAACTACTTTGCATTCGCAGCTACCTTCGCAACAGCAGAGAATGAAACCCTAGAGGATGACATCGTCGCTATGGCAAGGCGACTAGCACCCCGTAAGCAGGAGAATGCGAATGTTCAAAACGGCAGCACTGACGGCCGTCCTGATCTCGTTCACGATGACAGTAACCGCGAATGAGGAAACAGCAGCAGACTTTTTCCGTAAGGATAAAGAATACTGGAGCAAAGGACTGGTGGCGCCAAATACGCCGTCATGGGCAGGATCCCTCAGCATAGGGGCAATGTCTGACACAAGTAAGCAATCGGTCGCAAAGGCCGTTGCGAAAGAAGCCAAGTCTCGCCTTGGTGAACAGCATGTCGATACAGCTCTGCGGCTCACAAAGCTGGAGAGCGGTTTTAGATGCCACGTCCTTGGGCCAAAAACGCGCCATGGACGGGCAGTAGGCCCCTTGCAAGTTCTACCATCCAGCGCGCGTGCGTTGGGAGTAGACAATCTGCATGGGGACTGCAAGGCGCAGATCACTGCGGGCATTCTCCACATGGAGAAATGTTTGTCGGTAGGCGCAAGAACCTACTCACAGATGGCGGCATGCCATGTGTCTGGGTGGGGTGGATGGAACAAGCGCTTGAACCGCAAGGCTGAGCGCTACAAGCAAGAATACATTCGGATGGCAGCGGCATCTAATGTGCCGTCATGGGCAGGAGCACTTCGGTAATGATTGAATATCTGATGGTTTTACTTGTGGTGGTGGCGACTTTCGCCGCCACCTTGGCGTCACTTTGGTCGGTCATAGCAATATGGTTGACGATTGACCTAGTATTGGAAAAACTTGGGAGGTAGGGGTGGGGAAAAGGATTGAAGATTTTGATCCTGTAACGCAAAAAATGTTGCGGATGTGGGAGAAGAATAAAACAGCGAAACAGATTGGCGACGAGCTTGGGGTGACGAAGAACACAGTCATCGGGCGAGTGACAAGAGCCCGCATGGCTGGTGTGCAGTTAAAACGAGCATCGCTGATCAGGAGGGGAGTGCGTGAGAGAACCCCACCCGTGGTGAAGAACCGCAGGATCATTAGAGAATTTAAGTTGAGATGCGAGCCGTTACCTATACTTGAGATCATAACGCCAGAACAGCACAAGAGATCAATCTCTATCCTGCAATTGAAGAGCAAGTCATGCAGATACATCCTCAACGACGACCCATCTCACGCGATATATTGCGGAGCGCCGAAAGAAAAGAACTCCTACTGTTGCAAACACTATTTGCTTTGTTATCACGAGCCGTCGGCAGGCCCAAGAAAGAAGAGGCCGAAGAAGAAGTGGGGGATAGAGTACGGTGTTCGGGGTGGCATTATACGTTCGGCTGGGTGAGGCGTTCTGATCTTGATGATGAGATGTGCGGGTTTTGTTATGAAGATCCCGAGGGCATGATCATTGTTTCACCTGAGTTGCACCACAAGCACGGGATATATTTAGACTGCCGAGAAGACCAACAAACTAAAGAACTCTATCTGTGCGTGAGTAAAATACCAAAGATCATGAAAACAAAATGAACCGAACCAACCAAGGATCTTGTGATGTTACTACAACTCAATCCTGCAATTCCGGTGATTACACCCAACGGTAAGGCGCTTGCTCATGTCTTGATCGACTATGGGCCAGAGTATGATCTTGTGTGGGTTTGTTTTGGAGAGAACAGCGAGTGCTGGTCTTGGAGAAATCAGGACATCAAGGCGGATGCAAACATCACATTTGGCCGGCCGAAGCTATCGAAATGAGCGAGTACAAAAACGAACTCGGTAATGTTTACGGCAGACTGACTGTCGTCAATCGCGAGTATCCCAAGAGAACTTTCTTGCAGCGTCACAGGGCAATCTGGCGTGTGCGGTGTTCTTGCGGCAACGAGATGACTGTTAGCGGAAACTTGTTGCGGCAGAGAATTTACAGAGAGTGCGGGACTTGCGCTCAAGCGTGGGGAGCAACGAAATGAATGAGGGGTTACAGGTCGGCCATTCAATGGCTGAAGTTGCCGCAGACAATGCGGGAGAAGATTGGAAACGTATGGCCTATGAGGCGTTTGTAAGATACGCCAAGGGCCGTGAGTTTTTTCTGACAGAGGACGTTCGAGCTGCAAACCCAGACCTTCCAATCCCTCCCGACACGAGAGCGTGGGGGCAGGTCGCCTTGTTGGCGAAAAGAGAGGAAGTTGTATCCGGGCATTTGTTCACGCGAGCAAAAAGCCGTTCTGTTCATGGGATGGTTGTAACCATGTGGCGGTCAAACATATTTAAGAAGGAAGCGAGCGATGACTGACGATCTTGTGAAGCGGCTGCGTTTTTTTGAACGCTGGGATCCCGATCAGAGAGAAGCCGCTGACCGCATCGAGGAACTGGAAGCCGCGCTGCGGGAGATTGAAACCTTAGAACTAGACCCACGAAACTCAGGTCAAATGTGGGTCGAGGCGTTAAGGCAGATCGCCCGCAAAGCACTAGGGGAGAAGACAGATGACTGACGATCTTGTGAAGCGGCTGCGGCGCGATTTAGCTTCGGGATTAAGCGCCAGCATTGGCGACACGAAAGACGCAGCCGACCGCATCGAGGAACTGGAAAAGGCGCTTGATGCTTTGTTGCGAGAGGCAGAAGACTTATACGACATAGTAGCCGAGGATAATGGGTTAGACCGAAATCGGATTCCGACAGCGGTAATATCTGCGCGTAAGGCGCTGAAGGAGGGGGAACAGATGAGCAAAGATAAACTGCGACTGATTTGCAAGTGCGGGACGATCTGGCCTGTTTGCGATCTGTCAATGTCGATTGATGAGATAGCAGCAGTTATACATTTTGCAAAATGCCCGTCATGCAACAGGAGCGCCAAGACAGCGTGTGTCTATGTGGAGAAACGGGATGAACGAGAGGAACGCTGAGATCGTCCGGCTGTGGAACGACGGCGTTGCAGCACGGGATATTGTGCGCCGGATGGGAGGAATAACCAAGAACGTCATCATCGGCGTGGTCAGTAGGAACCGAGATCTGGTCACACGCCCTATGGTTTTTTGCAATCGCGAGAAAGGCCGAATGAGTGCAATCGTGCGCTGGGGCTTTAAAAGGAGAAAGTGGAAATGAGAAAAGGTATGAAGCCAAGCGAGGTAAAGACCTCGCTGACGTTTGAGGAGAAGGTCACAGCGGCGTGGGCGTACCACGTCAAGGGCATCGACCAGCACACGCTGGCCTCAATCTACAGCGTTAACCCTGGGCGCATCTCTGAAGCATGCACAAGCGTTGAAAAGGCATTGGCGGAAGTCCCTTAGTCTTCCTTCTGCTTGGCAGCGATGGCGCCCCCAGCCTTGCCAATGCCCTTTTCCAAAGCGCGAAGAACCGGGATCGTTTTCGGTTCTTTGACCGCCATGGCGGTGAGCTTTGCCAGCACGTCAGGATCCTTGGACGTCAGCAACTTGGCAACTTCCTTGGCGACGCGAGCGTCCGCCTGGCCCTTGCCAGCACGCAGAGCAAGGCCAGCGAGGGCTTCGGGACTGTAGAAGCTGCCTGCGTATGCTGCACCAGCTCCACCAGCAAGGCCGTACTCCGCAAGCTGGCGGGCCGTTGTAGACCCACCCTGAACTTCATTACGGATGCGGTCCATAATGCTCTCAATCCGTACCCTCGCCTCTAGCGCAGCCGTCCGCTCAGGGCCTAGAGCCAGCAGGTTCTTGGCGCGTTCCACAGGGCTAGTGCCCATAAAGGATTTACGGGCAAGAGATTGGCTGTCGGGGACCTTACCAACTTTGTTGAGAAGGCTAAACGTATACCCACGCGCAAATAGTTCGCGCTCGCTTGGGGTCAGGGCCTTATATTCCTTGAAAGCTTCTGAAATTTTTCTGGGGTCTGTAAATCGCGCAAAGTTGATGCCTGCCTCATACCCGTTTTCTGCTTCACCAAACCATTTTGCAGCGGTTCCCCGAGCGATTTTGTAAGACGGTACAAGTGTATCAAGTTCATCGCGGAACTGATCGCGAATTTTACCGAGCGCTATACCTGCTTTGTTTTGCTTCTTGTCAAAAAGAGCATTTACTTGGTCATCAAGGTTCTGCTTTACAGCGTCCATGTAAGGCAAGTTTACGTCAGTAGCTTTTGCACCAGGCTTGGCGATAAGATTGCCTGCCTTGTCAAACATAAATGGATTGGCGACTAAGGGGCGTCCTTCTGCAATGGCTAGATCATTGGCAAGCTTGTCAGCTTCCATCATCGCCTTCTTGACGCCATCCGACTTCGTCAAATCCCATATCTTTGAGTTAAAGACATTGGACGCGCCCTGTGCATAAGCGCGTTTATAGGCTGGAGCATTTTCGGCTCGGGCAGCTAATTTTAGGGCGGTGATGTCATCGGCATAATCTGGACGGCTGGGGAAGAATTTTGCGATATCATCCTCAACGCGCGCTGCCTGCTGGCCAAACCGCTCTGTAATTTCTCTATTAAGCGTTTCGCGGGCTTCAGACGAAACATTAGCCGCAGATCGAGCAAGAGCCTTTACAGGCTCACCACCGACGTCTGCGATCATCACCGGCTCACCAGCGCGTAGCAGAGACTGAAACTCAGGCTGCAAGATGCCTTCAGGGCTGGCAGCGAGCGCCCTTGCAGCTTTTTCTTCAGCAATTTTGGTTGCTTGCGTCGGAGACACCAGCCCGCGCAATGGTGCTATGAACCTGTCTCCGATAGCCCGGCCAGCAGCTCCAACACCTGAAACGACGGCGGGAGCCGCACCACCAAAAGCCGTGCCGAACGCAAGGCCACGAGCACCAGCGCCAAGGCGCTCCTCGGCCGTTGTCCCTTCGCCAAGCCCGGTCAGACCACCAACTGTGCCAGCACCCGCGGCGCCGCCAGCCATACGTTGACCAATGCCCTTGATGCCCTTCTCCAGAGCGCCGTACTTGCCGAACGGTGTCGGAGTAGCAACGGCGCCAGCAATGGTGCCAGCGATAGAGGCGACAGGCGATGCCTCAGCCATTGCTGCGCCCTCCGCCTCGCGACGCTTCTTGACGTCGGCGAAGTCAGGCGTCAGCTCACCTGCGTAAAAGCGGCGCTTGGCCTCTTCCTCGCCGAGCTCTTGCTTCGCCTTGATGAAGGCTGCTTTAGTCTCTGCACCTCTCTGCCGTGCCGCTGAGGCGTCTTTACGGAAAGGGATAGCCTCATAAGCACTGCGGGCGAATGCTGCGCCGCTTTCAAGCGCGCTTTCGAGCATGCCCTTTTCTTTCGCGGGCGCATCCCACTTAATGTCAGCGTTGTCCCAGCGGATATTCTCTTCGGCCATTATTTAATCTCCTGCGTGCCGTCGGAGTATTCAATGACCTTCTTGCCAGCATTGGGGCCCGAAGTAATCGTCCCGGTGCGCTTAACAGTCTTCTCAGCCGGTTTGTCTCCTCCGGCAGGTCTGCGCCCTTGCAGTTGATCCAGTTCGTACCCAAGAGCCTTCTCTACGATTTTCCTATCGTAACCCTGCTCGACAATTGCAGACCCCAGCTTGTATGCGGCTCGACGTGCAACTTCACGTTGCCGATCAAGGTTCAGTTTGATCTGGGTAGGATCCATGCCGGGATTGATGTCTGTCTTCTCGAACGCCGCCGCTTCAGTTTTCGTGAGCGCCGAACCGAACAAGGCGTTACGTGCTTGATTTCTCTGGCGATAGTAATCTGACCACCAGTCGGCCTGATCACCATAACCCGCCATCTTGCGGCTACCGATCCAGTTCTGAACATCGCCGATAACGCCAAGGCCCTTGCCAGCAAACTCAGGATTGAACTTGTTGCCAAGCTCGTCATAAGTTGCAAGGATGTTGCCCTTCTCAGAAAAATCTTCAACTGCCTTGAACGGCAGCTTGTTGCCGCCACCAGCGCGCTCATCAAGCCCAGCCTTCACGCGGATAGCCTTAGCCCGATCTTCGGGGCTGAGCTGAGACAAGACGCGATCGAACTCAGACGGCTGCGGAGCCTTTGCCTGCTGCAACTGATACAGCTTCAGCATGTCGGCAGAGTTAATGTTGCCGGAGGACATCTCCATGCCCATTTTCTCGCGCGCCATCTGAAGCTGCATCAGCTTCTCATTGCGATCGCGCTCGGCCTGAGCCTGCTTCATTAGAGGGCCAGCCAGAGCCGTACCTGCTGCCCCAAAGCTCTCCAGAGTGCCGCCGCCGCGCGTGGGTGCGGACAGCGCCCCAGCCGCTTGCATCAGCATGGCTGCCTGCTCAAGGTTCGACGTCTTCGGCTGGGCCGCGTATTCCTGCTCGCGCTTCTGCATCTGGGCAAGAATGCCCTGCTCACGCTGCTTGCGGGCGGCTGCCTCTTGCTGAAGAGCAGCGTAGATCGACTGCTCATTAAAGCGCGGCATCTGCCCCTGCTGGACCTGCTGGGCCATTTGGCCTTCAATACCTGCGGCCGCCGGGTTTTCTAGGTCGTCAAGAACCTGACCAACGGGGTTTGCCATGATCAGCCTCCGAGAAGTTTGCTAATGGACGCAGCGCCCATGCCCGCGCTGGCGAGTTGGGCGAGAGGCGACGCAGAATAAGACTGACCGGAGGCAGACGTTTGTGCGCTTGTCGTGCCTCCACCGCTCGGGAGACCACGCACAATGCTGCTGAGGAAGCCAAGCTGCTCTTTCGGGTATTGCGTCTGACGCTGGAAGTCCTGATATGCCAAGTCCAGATTGCGCTGGTTCATCTGTTCCTGCGTCATCCCGACCGTCTCATAAGCGCCAGCAGCCTGCGTTCCTAACGCCTGCTCCTTCTGGGCGAGACCAGCCTGAACACCAGCAAGGCTGCCGAGACCTGTCATCTCGGTGCCAGCCAACTGA